CACGCAGGGGGTCAGGAGTTCGAATCTCCTATCCTCCACCATTTTTAAATTAGCGATTTCGACCAATGGTTGAAACGCTTTTTTTATTGTTATTATTACGTTTTCGCCGTCATAGTAAAAGTTCGAACATAACATTTTTAAAATTTGACGTTTTTTCTCATTCGACATCGCAAAGTAAAGCGTAGTCGTCATTGACAGAAGTTCGAACAGATTTTCACTATATTTCAAAAGTTCTAAGCCTGCTTTTGAGCATGCCGACCTTTGAAGAATTAAATTGTCCAAAGTTGTTTCTATTTCAGCAGTTTTCTTTTCAAATATTTCGTTGCTTACTTTTCCGTCCAAAAGCAATTCAAATAATTTTTCGGAACGCTTTTTAACTTTTGCAATTTCAGAATCTAAACTTTCGATTCGTTCTTCAACATAACCGTTTTGTTCTTTTAATTGATTTATGAACGCTCTTTTTGCTAATGGAAGAGTGTTTTCGTCTAGGTGAAATTTTTTAAAAGTTTCAAGAACGACTTTTTCAATTTTTTCTTCTCTTATATAACTTTTTGATTTACACGTTCCTCCCCTATTGCCCGTACAATGGTAATAAACATATTTTTTCTTTTTGAGTTCAGCAACGAGATAACAACCACACTTTGAACATTTTAATAAATTTGAAAAAGTAAAATCATATTTTGTTGTTCTTGCCCCCGTTCTTTCTTCGATTATTTTTTGGCATGCCGAATACAATTCTCGAGAAATAATAGGTTCGTGCTTGGCGTTATAGTAGCGTTTTCCTTTGAAAACAAAATCTCCCATATAAATTGGGTTGTTTAAAATATCTTCCACGTTTGATTTTCCACATTTTGTGCTTGGGGAAATTAAAAAGCCCTCCTCCCGAAGTTGCTTCGCTAATGACTGATAAGAATAATTTCCCGTTGAGTAGAGTTCAAAAGTCCTTTTGATAAATGGAGCTTTTTCGGGGTTAATTTGTAAATACGCTTTTTTAAGATTTGGTTTTCTCATATAACCAATGGGAGGTCGTTCGGGATAATAACCTTGTTCGGCTTTTTCTAAAAGTTTTGTTGTAACATCTACCGACAAATTACGAGGATAAAAATTTGCAATAATATTGTTCATTTCGAAAACTAAAAAATCGGTAGGACGTGAACGACGATTTAAACAAATACAATCTTGAATTAAATGTATGTTGTAAATATCCCGTTCAGCCATATAAACCAATGCGGCAGAATCAACGCCGTTTCTTGAAGCCCGGTCAGACTTTAAAAAAATGAGGTGTTCAACCTTATGTTTTTGTACATAAGACATCATTTCATTAAATTGAGGTCGTCCGGGCTTTTTTGCCGTGTATGATTCCGAAAATATTTTGACAATGTTTAATCCGTTTTTTTGAGCATATTCTCGCCCCTGTTTTTCTTGGTAATCCAAAGAAAAGCCCGTTTTCTTTTGTTCGTCGGACGAAACCCTTGTATATAAAACTGCGTTATTAGCCATATTTATCCTTTTACTTTTTACAAATATCAAAACCTTTGTTTAAAAATTCAATATCGGAAAAACCTTTTTTGAGAATCAAATTTGTATTTCCTTTATATCGTGGGTCATTGTTGAGTTTGTTAGCCGCTAAGCCATTAAGAGCGTATTTGTCCCCGTTTTGCGTTTCGACCCAAACTGCATCAACGGGCGAACATTTTAATTCTAAATTGTCGATTGTGTAAGGATACTTTTCGCCATATTTGGCAACGCTTAATAAGTTTTCGGGTTCTTTTGGCGTTTCCTCACTCGTTGCGGCAATCATAACTATTGCAAAAAATAAAAAGAAAACAACAAGCATGCTTATTGAAAAATACTTTACATTTTTTTTAATTTTTTCTTTTAAAATTGAATCCATTTTTTATACTCCTTTTTAGTTACATTCTTTCAACAATGTAGTTATTGCCGCACGGACGTGTGGCTTTGCTGAACGCCAAAGTTTTATTAAATTTTGTTCCGTTCTGTTAAGATTTTTAAAATCGCTCAAATTTTCATTTTCGTAACATTCCGTACAGTCAATAAGTTCGTTGACATCATTTATCTTGTAAAGATTGCAAATTTTTAACATTGTTTCAATACTTGGGAGGGCTTTGCCATTTTCCCACATTGAAATCGTTGATTGTGTTTTGCCGAGATAATTACTGACCTCTTGTGTTGTCATATTTGCTTTAATTCTGAAAAATTTTAAGCGTTCGGGCAAATTTTTTGCAATTTCGTCTGCTGTGTAAGGGTTTTCGATTGTTTGCATAATAACTCCTTTTTCAAATAATAATAATGCTTTTATCAATAAAAATCAATAAAATATAAATTAAATTTAAGAAAAACACTTGACAAAAATTAAATTGCATTATAGAGTTGTGTTCGTAATATAAATTTAATTGATAAAAAGTTAAATTAAATTGAAAAGGATATTCGAACAATGACTACAAGTAAAAGCGTTGAAGCAAAGATTAAAGAAATTATTGAGGGCAGAGGTCTGCAACAAAAATTTATTTGCGAAAAAATTAAAATTTCGCAAGAACAATTTTCTCAATGCCTTAGAGGTAAAAGAAAAATTAAAACCGTGGAATTTTTGGCGGTTTGTTCGTTGTTAGGATTAAATTTTTCAGACTTCGAGGAGTGTCAATAATGGCTAAAAAAGACGTGGGCGTAATTATACAGTTTGACGACGTGGATTATTCCGACGAAGAGCGTGATTTGTTATGGGGGCAATTTTTTATGCTTTTGGCTGAAACTGCCCAAGAAATAAAGGAGAAGAAAAATGCAGAATGTGTTAAATTTCCCGACGGTCGCAAGCGTAAAACCAAAAAGGTCGCTTGTTGAGAAAATTCAAAATTTTATTAAAAATCGTAAAATCCAAAAAGAAAAAATTTTCAAAAGAAAAACCGATTTTTTAATTCAACAAACTTACGAAATTTACTTAGATAAAATTTTAAAAAACAGAAGAGAGAAAAAGAGCGTCGATTTTGCCGAATGGCTTTACAAACAAGGTTTCATAATAGACCAAGGGGCATATTCAATGGCGAAAGAGAGTGTAAATTGGGTTCAAAAAGTTTACGGGCGTAAACATATTGAAAAATGTTACAAAGCCCGATTAAAAGAAATTCAAAACCATAAGTAGATAAAAAATAAAAGGTAGCCTAAGAAATGAGAGAAGAAAGCAACGGCAGACAATGCCGTGTGGTTAAAAATCATAATTATACGACAATTAGTAATATTTGTTTGAGAACAAAAACAATGTCTTTGAAAGCGAAAGGATTGTTGACTGTTTGTTTATCACTTCCCGACGATTGGGATTATTCAATCGCAGGACTTGTTGCTTTATCGAAAGACGGTCGAGATAGCGTTACAAAGGCTCTTGAAGAATTGGAAAAGCACGGCTTTTTGGTTGTTGAAAATAGTCGTATAAAAGGGGCGTTTGCTCGTTTTTATACCTTTTATGAAAACCCCGACGAAAATCCAAACTACAAAAAGAAAACCCCCGGCAATAGGGACTTTCACCGTAACGGGTTTTCCGTAACGGTGAATCCGATGCAGTTATGCTGTAACGGTTCAACCGTAACGGAAAATCCCGAACAAATAAATACTAATAATAAAGTATTAAAATTAAATACTAAAACCAATGGACAAATGTCTTTATTAAAAACAGAAGATTCTGTTTTTAATGAAATTGACTTATTCAACTTGTATAAAGAAATTTGTATTCATTTTTCACAACCAAAAAAATTGACTAATTCTAGGAAAGAAAAATCAAAAAAAAGATTAAGCGAAAACCCTCAAAAAGAATTTTGGGAGGTGGTTTTCCGTAACGCTGAAAAATCAGTTTTTATAAGAAAAAGTTCGTTTTTCTCTTTTGACTGGGTTTTGGCGAATGATATAAACGCTCTCAAAGTTTACGAGGGTAAATATAACAAACAAGAAATCAGCAACGAAAATGTTGCGAGCGGCGTACAGGGTAGCAAGTATTCAAGGTGTTACAACGGCTAGGACAAGAGGGAACGGAGAAATGGTGAACATAGTTGAAGAATATCAAAAACAAACCATTGAATCATTCGGAGTAAGAGTGAAAGACGGAAAATGTGCCTTTTGTGGCAAAGATTTAAACAAAAACGAATATTGCGACTGCTCCGAAGCTACCCTTGTAAATCGCTTTTTTAAAAAAACGACTGAAAAGGTTAATCAATTAAGAGGTGCTTTTGAGGTTCGAAACAAATGTTGGGACGAAGTTATAAAAGATTTTCGCCCGATTCTTCCTAAAAAATTTGAGGGAATGAGTTTTGGTTGTTACCGAACAACAAACGAATCTCAAAAAAACGCTTTGAGGGTTGCTCAAAAATATCACCAAAACGCAATTAAGAACTATTTAACTGGCATGAATTTAATATTCTTCGGAAATTACGGGACGGGAAAAACAATGTTGATGTCAATTTTGTGCGAAGCGTTGAACCGAGATTATATGTTGCGTTGCCGCTACGTCAATATGGTTGATTTAATGAACAATATTAAAGCCACTTTCGGAACGAAAAACGATAAAACGGCAAAAAATGTTCTTGACGATTACAAAAAAGCCGAAGTTTTGTTTTTGGACGACATCGACAAAGTGAAACCGTCTGAATATTTAAGCGAAGTTTTTTATTCAATCACTAATTACAGAACTGAACACGAATTGCCAACGGTTATTTCAGCGAATCATTCTCTCGAAGAATTGGAAGCACAAATTTATGGCGAAGCAACGGTTTCAAGACTCGCCGACATAAATAACGCAATTTGTGTAAATTTTGAACACGGGAATTTTAGATTGGAGGGTGTGTAGTTGAACGAAGAACAAAGAAACAAACAAGTCATTCAAGAACTCGACGGAATGATGCTCGATTTGTATAGTGATGTTGTATTCGACCCGAATGTTGAGCGAAACACTTATTACCCAGTCGCTCTACAAATAGCAAAACATATCACGGCAAAAGAATATAAAGAATTTCGTTTGACTTATGAAGCCAACAGTTATGGAACGTGTGTTTCGATATATTATGAACGAGTTTTGCAAGAGGGCGGCTTTTTTAGTTCTGCAAAATACGCTCCAAAACAATGCATCGGCGTTTTAGTTTGTGATATTGAAAAGAACCGAGTTATTTTAAGAAAAACCAATGTAAATACAGAAATTCACGAGTTCCACAAAGACGAAAAAAGACAGATGAACGAATGTTTCGGGGTTTCTTACGAAATTTTTAAATATTTACGAGATAACGACTTAATTATAATTTGTACGGTTGAACGGAAAGTTAGACATAAACAACGCTTCACTTATACGATTACAAAATTTAAAGCCGTTAGAAATGGGCGTTTTCTCCACTTTAAAGGTTATGGAATACAATTTTTTATTCCAAAGGCTGATTTTAAATGTGTTGAGGGCAAACGAGTTTCAAATAAAACAAAAAACAAGAAAAAGTAAGGAGGAAAAATGGAAAAAGTATTTCAAGTAATAATTTCGGCAGATGTTGCTCAATCAATGTATGATTTGGTCGCAGATGTTGAAAACCCTCAAAAACCCGAATTTTGGGAAGATAAAGAAGTTATTGACCGCTTACGTTCAATTAGAATGTCATTGAATAATCACGAAGAAACAGTTAAACAAAATCGCCAATTACAACAAGAATTGAAAGCCAAAAGGAAAGCCCTTGAAGAACTCAAAAAACGTCCGTTCTTCCCTTATAAAATGAACTCGGGAAATAATATGGACTTTGGCGAATTTATTTTAATTTCGCATGCGTGGTTCACAATTCCAAACTTGCACGAACAACTTGGAATTATTGAAGTTGAATGGAAAACGTCGGGCGTTCGCAAAATGTACCTTGGAAAAGGTGATTCAAACGGAGTAAATTTCAAAGCAGATGTTTTGAGTATTGCCCTCCACGGTCAAAAAATAAAGGATTCAAAAGAGATATAAAAACAAAAAAGAAAGGAGAAAACTAACAATGTTAAATGGAATTACGCCAGCGGCTTTGTCTGCACTTATGAACAACGATTTGGGAAATTTTTTGGTTGCTTCAACCCCGGGAGGAATAGAAACACAAGAAAAAATGGGAAGTCTAAAATTGAGAAATGAAGAACTTTTCCCAAAAACAATTATGCATAGCGACAAAACACATTCCGACCTTGAAAAAGAATGGGGCGTTAAGTTTGTCGAAATAGAAAACGAAAAGGGCGGAGATATTTTTTACAAAGTAAAACTACCCTTGGGGTGGAGTATTAAACCCGCTTCAAGCAGTTCTTGTTATTGGTCAAACCTTGTTGATAATGAAAAAAGAATAAGGGCTAAAATTTTTTACAAAGCCGCTTTTTATGACAGAAGTTCGCATGCTTTTATTTGTAAAGAATTAGAGTTTCACAAGGAAGATTCTTCTGATGCCGTCTAAGTGGTGTCCGAAGTGTGGGCGAATTACTTCCATAACAGGAAGCCCCAATTTTTGTGCGTGGGGTTGCGGCTCGTTAGCCGACGAGCCTTTACTGCCCCCATATAGCGAATGGGTTAATGGTTCTTCCGGAATGGTTGAATACGCTCGGAGATTATGGAAAGAACAACAAGAAAAAATAAAAATTCCCGAACCGGTTGACATCGGCGACGGCAGATTACAAATGAGGTTATTTTAAAATGGAAAACTTTGAAAAATTATTTTCAATATTAGACGAACTTTTTGGCGACGATGTAGATTTTTGCGAGAAGTGTTGTGCAAAAGGCAAATGCAACGGGAATTGTTGTTATGAACAAATAAAAGAAAAGTTTGGGGAATTGGAATGATAAAAAGAGGGTTAAAAGTAGTAAGTTTATTTGACGGCATAAGTTGTAGAAGAATCGCTCTTGAAAGAGCCGGATTTTCCGTTGCCGAATACTACGCTTGCGAAATTAAACCCGAAGCAATAAAAGTTACAATGTTTAATTATCCCGACACGAAGCAACTCGGCGACGTGAGAAACGTCGATTTTGCTTCGGTTGTTGGGGGGGGGTGTGATTTGCTTATTGGTGGAAGCCCTTGCCAAGATTTATCACAAGCACATAAAACACGCCTTGGGTTGAATGGAAATAAAAGTTCTTTATTTTGGGAGTATGTAAGAGCAAAAAAAGAATTAAACCCAAAATATTTTTTACTTGAAAATGTGGAAATGCCGACTGCAGATTTTGAAACAATTTCAAAAGCCGTCGGAACTTACCCCGTAAATATAAATTCAAGCCTTGTTTCGGCTCAATTAAGAAACCGTTACTATTGGTCGAATATTGGCGACAAAAATTATAACCTTTTCGGTTTCCCGACTTGTGCAATTCCACAACCAAACGACAAAAAAATATATTTACAAAGTATTTTGACAAGTGGTTTTGCTGATAGATTGAAAGCCCGTTGCCTTACTGAATCAGATTCACGCCCCGAAGTTAGCAAAGAATCAATGTTGAAAAGATATTTCGGGACCGGGTTTAGAACTTTGGTTTTTGAAGATTTGAACGATAAATATTCTTGTCGTTGGCTTAATCAAACAGAATTGGAACGTTGTCAAACGCTTCCCGAGGGTTACACAAAGATTTTAAACCGTAACAAAGCCGCCGGAGTTATTGGCGACGGTTGGACGGTTGATGTTATAGCACATATTTTTAGTTTTATGAAATTTGAAAGCGAGGTGGTGGCGTAAATGAATATTACGGGAGGAGAGAGAAAACACGGCGAAAAATGGACGAGCGAAGAACTCGAGATTGTTTATAAAAATTATTCAACAAAAACTATTCGCCAAGTTGCCGAAATGATTCCGACAAGAAGCGTTTCAGCAGTAAAGAACAAAATCAAACTAATTAAATTCGGTAAATACCGAAAGAGCAAAAGGAGAACAAATGGCGACAATTAAAAAATATGTGAAATGTCCTCATTGTGGCAGTGGGTGTATGACTGATGTTGAAATTAGCCTTGTAAAATTTGACAACGAAGAAAATGAGGTTTTACAAAAAGAATGTCTAAGGCTACAAAAACGAATTGACAATTTGCAATTAAAACACGACGAGGGTTATTTGAGCAACTGGCAACTAAACGAAACCAACAACAAACTCTCAACATTAAAAAAGATTTTAGATATTTTAGAAAATCACTTATAGGAGGAACAATAATGTTTGACAAGAAAAAAGAAGAAAAAGAAACAAAAAATAAAAATTGCGAATATAAATTCGCTTCAAAAAAAGACGGCGATTGTTGTCGTTTAAACCCAGTATATGACCCCGACACAGGAGAGATGCTCGGTTGTCTTGTATGCGAGATTATTTCAGACGAAGAATGCAAAAAGTCAAGAATAAAAACAGCAACTAGGGTTGACTCTATCGGAACAATTCAACACGAAACAATTCATGCCGAAGCGGAATCAATCGTTGAACCGTTGAAAATAGACGAGGTTTCTGCCGCTTTTATCGCTAATTTGAGGGTTACAAGTTGGGAAAATTTGGGCGAAATGTATGGGGGTCATAAACTTGGCAAAATTTATTCTTATATTTTGAGCGTTCTTAACGAAAAAATTGAAGAATCAACTGCGGCGACAATTAAAATTGAAGCCCCTTTATATGAACAATATTCAACCGTTGAGCCGAGAAAAGAAACTTCGGAAGATTTTTTGAACGACGAAAAAGAATGTATGTATTGTAAGGAAGCCGGAATTAAAAATAAAAATGTTTTTGTTGAGGTTTCTGACCCCGAACTAGGGATTGGTTGGATTTGTAAAGAGTGTTTTCTCGAAGCCGACAAAGAACAAAAAGAAGAATTAGCAAGACTTGATTTAAAGGTTTCAAAATTAGAAAAGGTTTTGGAGGATATAAAAAGAAGCCTTGTTGTAGAAACTCCCTTTTTGCCAATACGTCCATTGAACAAATTTTTAATAAACAAAATGAGAATGATTAAAGCAAAGATTGAAAAAGGATTGGAGGACGAGGAATGATTTACTTTTTGATTGGTTTTTTTGCCGGCATTATTTGGAATGAGTGGTTAAACAACTAAAAGGAGGAAACAAAATGTTTGTAATAATTTATTGGTATTTATTAAAATTTTCCGTAGTGGCTTCCGTAGGTTTGGGAATTGCGACAATGTTGTTCTTTACGGCGAAATCCATTGATTTAATTCTCGTTAGTTCTTACAGAGTAAAGACTGCATGCAAGGCTTTATTAAATTTCGAAAAAATCGAAAAACTTTACTTTAAAGCCTTGAAAGAAGTTCCGAGTACGGGTGTTTCTGAAACCTTAAAAAGCGAATGGGAGGATTTATGCCAAGCCAAACATTAAAACAATATATTCAAAGAACTAGCGATGAAGAATTAAAAAATATCGACAATATGATTTCGGCAGAAATGGGACGACGGTCGCTAAAAATTCAAGCAGATCTGTTTGGTTTTGATTTTGATAAAATTTCTTATTTTATGAATTGGAGTTTGTTTAATGAAGAGCAACTTTCGACAATTCTCCATAATGTAATTGAAGAATTGAACAGACAAAAAGCCAAACGCCAAAACGTCGATGTTGGTTTTTGGGATTCCGACGGAAACTATAAAGAGGATATTCAAGAAATTAACGAAACAGACGAGTGGATAAACAATGAGGGCGAGGAATGACAGATGCCGAAGTAATACTTTTAATTTCCGAAATCGGACGGTTGCGGCGATTCGTCAAAACCTTAAAACAAGTCAATAATCGGCTTATATACAATCTCAAAAATGAACGAGAAAACAATAAAATTTTACGAAAACAATTAGAGGAGAAACAATGGACGAACTCAAACACAAAGAACAAGAAATTGAAGAATTGAAAAAAGAAAATAAAGTTTTAAAAAATGAACTTACGAATAAATATTTGAATAATATGACTTCTTTTTTGGGAAAACCGGTTAGCTTTTGGATTGCGTGGAACGAACAAATGACCGAATTAAATTTAGAACGGGTGATGACAATAAATGCAATATATCACTTGTCGTTGAATCTAATTGAGGAAATTGTAAAACCAAGAAAAGCAGGTTCTCGAATTGCGGATTATTTCAAAATTCAAGAAATTTTAAACGTAGTAAAAAAAGCAGAAAGGTTAGAAAAATGGTAAATAACGGGGAAAATCAAGAAGAAAAAAATTGTCATAAATGTATAAATTCAAAAATGAACGGCTTTGAATTAGTTTGTATGGAATGGCAACAGGTAATCGAGGACGACGAATGTCTTTGTTCTTGTTATGAAGAGGAGGAATAATGGCAAAATCAAAAAGAAAATTAAGCGATATAAACAACGAATACAAAAAACAAAACGAAAGTTACCGTCAAACAATAGAATTTTTAAACCAAAGAACTCGTTTTTGGTTTAATTCCTATATGTCTTTATTTGATAAATATAGCCAAAAATGTAATGACGGGTTTCCCGAATTGTCGGCAAGTTTTGTAATAGGTTTTATTTTGGGCTTTGCAGTTTACTTGCTATTCAAAGCCCTTGGAGGTGTTTAAGTGGCTGAAATAAAACAAAAATACATAATATGCGACTTGGACGGGTGTTTGATTGATTCGGCGTGGATTTGGGACGTTGTAAAAAGCCAAAATGTTTCCAAAGATGAAGCGTTCGACATTTTTAATCGTTTGGCGAATGCTGACAAAAACGGAATCGACTTGGCTTTGTATAAATATCTTTGTTTCAAGGCTTCGGGCGGGTTGAAAATTCATTTTATAACGGCTCGTAGTGAATTGATAGAGGTTGAAACAATAAATTTCATACAAAAGAAACTCGGGTTGATTTATGGAAAAGATTTTTCAATAAGTTTCAGACCGACAACCGACCTTTCAAGCCCTGCCGAGAGCAAAGCCGTTCGGGTTCAACATTTTTTAGATAAAGGAAATCAAGTTGTTCTTGCTATTGACGACGAAAACGAGATTTTGTTAATGTACGCCCGAAAAGGCATTCCAATTATGAAATGGATTATTGGATTTTTACCCGTTCAAGTGATTCGAGAATACGGAAAATCAAATAAACAACCTAATTACGGTTAAGGAGGAAATATGTCAAAATTAAAAATGATAAAATTCAACAAAAATTATAGAAAACTCCACGGACAAAAAACGGCTCGTTTGGTTGCAGTATTTTCGGGGGCGAATGGTGGAGAGTTTTTAAGCAAGTTTCCCGATTTTATCGGGTATGACGAAACGGCAACAAATGGACAACGCTTTCATTTTATGGAAAATGAAAAAGAATATATGATGTTGTTATTTATTGGCGATAAAGACATAATGTTTCCGACTTTTAGGAAACAAAACGAGGAGAACGCCGCATTGTATTCAGAATCGGTCGGCGAATTATTTGAAGTAGTAGTTGAAGAACCGAAAGAGGGGTAAAAATGAGCGTTAGTAAAGAAACCAAAGATAAAATTATTAGTTTGATGTTGCAGAATATTCCAACCGATGAAATTGCTTCAATTCTTGGGTATTCGGTGGGAACTGTAAGAAAAGTTTATGAGGAACTTAGAGAAGAGTACGGAGTGAACACAACGAAAGAAATTGTCAATATTTATGTTGATAAAGAATTGGTGAAACTCAACGCTCACATAGAAAACGTACGAAAAATTTTAAAAAGTCGCAATTTTGCAACCCAACCGAAACGCAGACGACGAATGCAAAAACGCACAAAATGAGTTACATTTTAAAAATTATAAAAATTTATCGACAGGCATGCCAAACGCAGAAACGGCATGCCTTTTTCGTGCTTTAAAAATAGTCGCAATTTTGCCATTACATTCGTAAAAAATTTTCTGTAATGTGTAATGTGTTGACAGGTTAGTTCAATCGGGAACACTACCGAGTCAAACGGGGACGGAAGTCTTTTTGTCTTTGTCCTCCGTTGCGAGAATTTGAGAGCGAAGCGTAAAACTTAACATAAATGCGATTTTTCAAACATAATCGAGCCTCCTTTCTGAATAAAGACAAACGCTCTCAAAAATTTTCTCGCTTTCAATAAACAGGGAGAAGAGATGAAAAGTGTTGTAATCTTGGATTGTTGTAGTTATGAAGTCAAAACTTGCACAAAGAGTTATGAATATATTGAATGTTTCAAGTTGAGAAACGGCAACAAATTTTTCAAAAAAAAATTATCCGACGGGCGTTTGATTAAAAGAGAAATTTTGCTTTTGAGTGTTTGCCCCGTTTGTAAGCATTATGTTTTGAGATTTTTGTTTTATTCAAAAGCAAACGGGCGATTCCAAGATTGGGACGAATCAAAAATTGTACGAGGTAAAAAAGCCGACGAAATATTTGACAGGCGTTCGCCTTTATACGATTGCGTTGATTTGCCGAACCCGTTTAAACCAAAAGCAGACGGCAAACAATCAAAAAAAATTCCTTGGGTTTATGGAAAATCTTTGGACGGCGTTTCACAAGTTCCGAGATACATCGACGAAACCGAAGATGCGGGTTTGAAAATTGTTTGCCCGATTAAAACGGAAAAAATTTAAAATGTTAGAAAAATTAAAAAACAAAATCACTCTCGGCGACAGTTTGACGATACTTGCGGGGGGGGGCTTATAGAAGCCTTTGATTTAATTGTAACCGACCCTCCCTATGGCGACGGGATTGGTTACGGTCGCAACGGTAAAACGATTTTAAACAACGAGGACGAATCGATAAATTATAAAATTTTACCGTTGTTGTATAAAGTTCTTAAACCCAACAAAAGTTGTTATTTATTTACGAATTGGAAATTCGAACACAAATTAAGAAATTTTATTGAATCCGAAACAGATTTCAATATTAGAATGCTAATATGTATCGTTAAAAACAATTTCGGGCTTGGTTATGGATTTAGGAATCAAAGTGAGTATTGTTTGGTTTTAGAAAAGGGAACGCCAAAATACAATTTAAACAATTTTTCAAATGTTTTAAAAATGCAACACGTTCAGCACGACAATGAAACTCACCCACATCAAAAAGGTTTATATTTAATTGAGCAAATTATAAAACATTCTTCTATTGAGGGTGATTTGATTCTTGATTGTTTTTCCGGCTCTGGAACAACTGCTATTGCTTGTAAGCGTTTGAATAGAAATTTTGTAGCAATAGAAAAAGACAAAAATTATTACAGAAAAAGTCTTGACCGTTTTAATAATGAAACGGCTCAACAAAGTTTGTTTATTTTATGATTGAAAAATATTTGAACAAAATCACGCACGGCGATTGCTTAGATATAATGAGGGAACTTCCCGACAAATGTATTGAGTTAATATTGACCGACCCCCCCTATGGCGAAAAGATGTCAAGGCGTGGAACGATTGGCAGTTCGAACAAAGGCGTTGTTAAAGATTACGGGAAAAGCGATTGGGACGACAAAATTCCCGACCCGATTTATTTTCAAGAGATGTTTCGAATTTCAAAGAATCAAATCATATTCGGCGGAAATTTTATGGTTGAAAATATCAATAAAAATTCGCCGTGTTGGATTGTTTGGGATAAACAAAATACAGGCAACTATGCCGATTGTGAATTGGCGTGGACTTCTTTTGGCTCGGCAATAAGAAAATATTCGTTCGTTTGGAACGGAATGATTCAAGAGGATATGAAGAACAAAGAAATTCGTATTCACCCGACTCAAAAGCCCGTTAAACTTATGGAGCGAATTTTGAGAGATTATTATGTCAAAGATTCAAAGGGCGTTGTTTTGGATTGTTTTTCGGGTTCGGGTAGCGTTGCTATTGCTTGTTATAATTTGGGCATTCCTTTTATCAGCGTTGAGAAGAATTTGAAACATTATGAAGATTCGGTCAAACGGCTTCAAGATGTTCAAGCACAAATGAAACTATTCCGAGGGCTTTTATGATTTTGGAAAAATTAAAAAATAAAATCACGCTTGGCGATTCGTTGGAAATCTTAAAACAACTTCCCGACAAGTGTATTGATTTAGTTTTGACCGACCCTCCCTATGGTATAAGTTGCGACGGTGGTTCGTACGGTTTAGGCGTAAAGCCGAAAGAATTATCAAAAAAGAGTTGGGACGATTCAATTCCCGAAAAGGCATATTTTGATGAAATGGAACGAGTTTCAAAAAATCAAATTATATTCGGTGGAAATTATTTTACGGAATTTTTGAAACCGACGAAAGCGTGGATTGTTTGGGATAAAATCGGAAGTTTACAACTCCAAAATAATTTTTCACAATGCGAACTTATTTGGACAAGTTTCAAAGCGGTTACAAAGAAAATAACATTCATTCAACAAGGTTTTATAAACGACGACAAAACCGAAAACAAATTCAGATTTCACCCAACACAAAAGCCCCTCAAATTATTTGAAACGATTCTTCGGGATTGCATGCCGAGAGTTGCGGGGGGGGGCTTCTAGTAGCAGATTTCTTTTCGGGTAGTGGAACAACTGCCGTCGCTTGTCATAATTTGGGGATTGATTTTATCGCCGTTGAAAAAGACGAGGAATATTTCAAAAAAAGTGTTGAACGGTTAAAAGAAGCCCAAGCACAAATGCGACTATTTACGGAGTTTTAAAAATGTTTGAAGTTGACGACAAGGATTTAAAACAGTACACGGAAAACTTAAAAAATGTTGCAAAATACGCTTATCCGGACACGGTTCGTTCAACTCTTTCAAAGGCGGCGTTTGAAACAAGTGTTATTTACAAGAAAAATGTTAAATCTTCCTTGACGATTCGTGGAGGAAAATCAAACATCGTTTTGAAATCCGTTCACTATGAAAAAGCCCCTTACAAAGAAAAAGACGTTGACAAAATGGCTTCTTATGTAGGGCAACAGGCGAAAACATACAACAAACCGACCGACCAACTCCAAAAACAAGAGGAGGGGGCAACATTAAGAGCAAAAGGAAAATTCACCTTAAAAGCGACAAAATTCGCTCGTGGTGGAAGTTACAAAAAGTTTGTTCAAAAAGAAAATTTGATTAGCCGTGTAAACGCTAAAAAAATCGAACAAATTGCGGCTCACCCAGTAAAAGGCAACACAGGAAAACAATTCGCCCAAGCAATCGCCGTTGTTCATAATACCCATAAAACAATAAACTTCATTCCCGACAAGCCAACATCGGGGCATAAATTTGGTATTTTTCAATTCAAAGATACAGGAACAAAAATCAATAAAAAGGGTGAAAAAGTTATTGCCGGAAAATCGGCGAAGTTGCTTTATCCATTCAAAGATAAAGCCCAAAAATTAAAAGAACGACCAATGTTGAAACCGGCGACAGACAAAATAGTTCCAAAAATGGGCGAATTTTATGTGGACGAAGCCGAGAAAAGGTTAGCAAAAGAAATGTCAAAAAAATTAAAAAGTTAGAGCAATAGCGAACAATTCCCCGTTCGTTATTGCTCCGGGGAATTTTTAATAATGATTTTAACGAAAGAAGAGTTCGAGAAACAATATAATTTCAATTCACAATCGGGCGTTTGTCGGATTATTCGAGAAAAGAAAATTCGGCTTAATAAAGACGGAATGATTGACACGAGCGACGAATACAATATTCCGTATTGTACGAAGCGTGAAGAGAGAATCAAAAAGCAACAAAACAAGCAAACCAAAGAAAAAGTTGTTGAAGAAATAAAAACAAAAAAGAACCAAAAATCAGCCGATGAGATTGCGTTAAGTATTGATTTGTTGAACGCTCGTTTGGACGAAAAGCGACAGCGTTCCGAATTGATGCGTTTAAAAATTGCAAAAGAGCAAAACGAAGTTATTGAAACGGAAGTTTTGAACAGATGTATTCAAGAGATTTTCTCGGATATGATTAAAAACTTGACCGAACTTCCGAATATTTACGCAGGCGATTTAATAAAAATCGTCCAATCCGAAGAACAACCAAAAGAAATAATTGTTGAATTTTTGACTCAAAAAATTACATCTACTCTCAAACTAGGTTTAACTTCGGCAAAAACTGCAACAAAGAAGTATTACGAGGGCAACTATGACAACGACATCAAGTAAAGATGTTCAAATTGATAAAATTTTTGCAATCGTTTCTGCGTTGATTCCGAATAATACGTTAATACCTGTTTCAGAATGGGCGGAATTGAATCGTTATTTGGATTCAAAGGCTTCGGGGCGTAGCGGTTTATTTGATTTTGACAACGCTCCGTATTGTAAAGAAATCGCTGACAGATTTTCAAAAAACGACCCAACGCAAGAAGTCGCAATTATGAAAGGCGTTCAACTTGGGCTTACAACTTCCGTAATTGAAAACATAATCGGTTATTCGCTTGACCTTGACCCGTGTCCGATGATGTTTGTTTTCCCGAATAAAGACCAAGCCGAAGAATATAAAAAAATTAAAATTGACGGCTTGATTGATAATTCAAATTTAAGAAGTAGAATCACCGCCGAAACCGACAATAAAAATTCAAGAAGAACAGGCGACACGGCGGCTCTTATTGAATTTAAAGGTGGTTTTTTAAAATTTGTTTCAGCAAACAACCCAAAAGAACTCCGTTCAACGCATATTAAAAAAGCGTTGCTTGACGAATTGGACGGCTACCCCGACAAGGTAGGGCAAGAGGGCGACCCGATTCAAATTGTAACAAGTAGAACCGATTCTTATTCGGAACTTGGGCGAAAAATTTGTTACAACTCAACTCCGGCATTGAAACATAATTCAAAAATTTACGCTTATTTTCTCAAAGGCGACCAAAGAAAATTTTATGTTCCTTGTCCGATTTGTGGTGAAATGCAAGAACTCGTTTTTTATCAAGCTGACGGGGGCTTATATTCAGACGAAAGAGCCGTTGTAAAAGGTAAAAACCAAACAAAAACAAAACCTTACGGCGTAATGTTCAACGCCGAACAATGTCAATCGGGCGATTATTCTTCCGTTTGTTACCGTTGCAAACATTGTGGAGGGGAGTTCAAAGACCACTTCAAACGCTCGATTGAACAAAAAGGCGAATGGCGACCAACGGCACATTCAAAAGTCCCCCTTTTTGCTTCTTACCATATTTCGGCGTTATATTCACAAACTCGCCCTTGGTGGAGAATTGTCCAAAGGTTTATCGAAGCCGGCAAAGACCCTCAAAAACTTCAAGTTTTTTACAATTTGGATTTGGGCTTGCCATTCGAACAACGAGAGGGAAACATCGAATATCAACAAGTTCACAGATTGAGGGACGATAGAAGAAACAAAAATATTGTTCCAAAAGAAGCCCTTTTTATGACTTGTGCCGCCGACGTTCAACATAACCGTATTGAAGCCGAAATTAAGGCTTACGGCGACCGATTCCGTTGTTGGGGCATCGACCATCGTGTTTTTTACGGAAACCCAATGGATATTTACGATTCTTGTTGGCAACAATTTCGAGCAATCAAAGACGAAGTTTTTACCGACGGAAGAAAAGTTGACATACAACTTGTTGACTCCGGCGACGGGGAAACACAAAGTGCCGTTTATGATTTTTGCGAAACCTTTGGCGACGGTGTAATAATGCCGTTAAAAGGTTTGAGAGTTACTGAAAGAACAAAAGAAAAAGTTCGAGTTTCTGAAATAAAAGACTACCGAATGATTTCACTTGTTGAAATTTATGTTGATTTGTACAAAAACACTTTGGCTCGTTACTTTTCGCAAGAAGAACCGTTGAACGATTCCTATTATCCCGACGGGTGGCATACATTCGCCAACTCGTACACGGACGAATATTTTCGACAATTATCGACCGAACAACGTGTTAAGGTTGTAACTCCCGGAGGAGGAATAAAAATTCAATGGAAACAACACGGGCGAAACGAAGCGTTTGACTTGAATGTTTACAACTTGGCGGCGGCTGATTTGTTTATTAAAAACTTTTCAATTTATGTTTTGGGCTTGGAATATACCGACCCGAAACGTGTTTTTGATTATCTTAAAGCGATTAGAGGTTTGACAACCTCAAATTAAGGAGGATAAATGAGCGTTACTGGTTACACGGTGGCAGAATTAAAAGAAATAATTACTTCTTTAAAAGATGCCCAAAAACGAGCGATTAAATCGGGGGGCGTTGTTCAATATACTTTGAACTCGGGACAAGGTTCTTCAACAGTTCAACAGGCTTCGTTATCAGCAATTCAAAGCCAACTTACACATTACGTCCGACTTTTGAACGAAGAATTGGAATACGGTTCGGGCAGTCATTGTCAATATATTAGAGATATGGGGGTTATGTAAAAATGGTTTTAGATTTTTTGCGTGGCTCGGCAAGGGCTTTGTTTGACCGTCCTCAAAAGCGACAACAAGCGGCGATTTATCCCGCGGGGACATTTTGGGGAATAAATTTTGACGGCGAGCAAGAACCGGGGGCGTTGAATTGCGGCTATATTTATGACGTTGATTATTACACGCTCGCTCAAAGGGCTTACACACTTGTAACAATAAATGAGTTCGCTCGGTTGATGATTTTACGATTGGTTGAATTTGTTGTTGGTACGGGATTAAAACTTCACCCAACGCCGTTAAGAGGGTTGCTGAAAAGAATGTTCGGCATTCAAATTCCCGAAGATTTTGCGAAAAACATTCAAGAAATTTGGAGTTTGATTGAGGACGACAAAAACATCTCAATCACAAAAGACCAAAATATTCACGCTTTGGCAAGAACAGTTTATTACAACGGTTTAATTGCGGGCGATATTTTAGTTATTAAACGAATCGTAAATAAAAATCTTGAATACCAACTCGTTAATGGTTTATCCGTAAAATCCTCTTTGGGGGTTAATTCAGCCAATGGAAATAAAATCATTGACGGCGTGGAGATTGACAAGAACGAAACTCCCGTTGCCTATTATGTAGTTGATAAAGACGGGAAAGAAAACCGAATTGATGCAAGAGATAACAAAGGGCGTTTAATTGCTTGGCTTGTCCCTTGTGGGATTAAGAGATTAAACTCAACAAGGGCTTATTCGATTCTTGGAGCGATAATGCAGAAACTCCACAAAATCGGTCAATATTCGAACGCCGAGGTTATGGCGGCGGAAACAAACGCAAAATTTGCCGCTTGGATTGAACAGGACAAAGAATCTTCGGGCGTTAATCCGATTAAAAATATTCCGGGGATTTCAAGGTTAATTGAAAATCAAGGAATCGGAGGAGAAGTTTCAAGCGATACGACTCCGGGAGCGGTTGAAAGATTTAAAAATTCTTTAAAAAGGATTGCTTCGGGCTTGTTTATTCACATGCCAAGAGGTCAAAAACTTAATTCTTTTGACACTAAACGTCCGAACGTGAATTACACTCAATTTCTCGACGGTTCAATGAAATATAATTGTGCTTCGTCGGGTGTTCCTTTTGAGGTTGCAACAATGCAATTCTCGAATAATTTCTCGGCTTCGAGAGCGGCGTTGAAAATGTTCGAAGTTATTCTTTTGAACAACCGTCAATTTACAATCGTTGATTATTTTTATCAGCCCGTTTACGAACAAGTGTTTGAACTTGAATGTTTGAAAAATAACATCGATGCTCCGAGATATTTACAACTCAAAAACGACGACGGTTATTTGGATAACGCATACACGAAAGCGAAGTTTGTCGGCGTGAAAATTCCTCACATTGACGAGGTCAAGGAAGTAAACGCCGTTCTTTCAAAATTAAAAGGTGGATTGATAACCTTTGAACAGGCTTTGGAAGATTTGGGAATTATGACGGATTTCGATACTATTATCGAACGTAGAAAAATTGAAGAGGAAAAAATCAAGAAAGCCGGTTTGAATTTTGAAACATTGTTTGCCCCTGACGGCGGCGGTTCAAATGACGACGACACAGAAATTGACAAAAAAGAAATTACAAGGAGAAAGTAAAATGACAAAAGAAAAGAAAATCAAGGTTTCAGAATTGCCCGAAGAGGAACAAAAAGCCCTCATAAGTGAAGCGATGTCGCTTGGTATTCAAGGCATTTTGACAGGTTGGGGCGTTGAAACCTTAAAAAACAAAATTGAGAAAATCAAAGCCCAAAAGGGCGACAATTCCCAAGCCGAACAAACTCCTCCTCAAACGGAAGAACAAAACGGCAACGGCGAACAACAAACAGACGAACAAGGCGACGAGCAAGGCGACGGCGAACAAACCGACGCCGAACAACAAACAGACGAAGAACTTCCCGACGACTTGGACGATGAAGCGAAAGATTTTTTGAACGGTAAAACTGACGAATTACCACAAAATGCCGAAGAAATTACAGTTCAAGAAGCCGAAGAACTTCAAAATAAGACTCAAAAGGACGAACCAATTCCGGGCGAAAAAATTGTTGTTAAAGAAAAAACAAAACGACCAATAAACGGAATTTGTCATATTTGCGGCTCAAAAGTTGTTGACGGTGTTTGCCAAGGTTGCGGCTTTAAAAGATAGGAGTTTAAAAAATGGCAGTAAAACTTAAAGGCGTTATCGGTTGGGATTTTGACGGAATCGAAATGGCGAATAAGATTTCTTCTTTATCGGGCGATATTGAATTTGAAATTGACTCGCCGGGTGGTTCGGTGTCCCAAGGAATTTCAATCGCAAACGCTATAAAAAATTACAATCGGGGTAACTGTAAAATGCACGTTGTCGGCGATTGTTCTTCAATGGCTCTATATATAGCGATGTTTGGCGACGGCGAGATTGAGTTCGAACCAAACTCAATCGCAGTTGCTCATAATCCTTGGGGGACTGCCGTTGGCGATTATAGGGTTATGGAAAAAGAGGGTAAAATTTTAAAACAAATGTCGGAACTTTACGGCAAGGCGTTTGTTCGCAAGGGGCTTTTTAAAGAATCAGAAATTCGTGCCTTAATGGACGAAGAAACGTGGTTTATGGGCGACAATTTGAAAAAACTCGGAAAAGTTCTTGACGAAAATTCGAGCAACGATTCAAGCGGAACGCCGAACGGTGGTTCTGATTTAAACGAAACGCCGGATTTAAAAATTGCGGCTTTCCGAAAAAGAATCGAAGATGCCCAAGCAAAAATCGACAAGTTGAAATTCGGAAACGAATTAGACAAAGTGGCGGCGTTGATTTCACCGCAACAATTCAACGGCTCAGCCGTTGAACCAAAAAATGGAACAGTAGAAGAACCAAAAGGAGAAACAAAAATGGTTAAAAGTTTAGAAGAATTGAAAACACAAAACGCCGCAATCTACGACGAAGCAAAGGAAGAGGGTTGCAAAGCTGAAAGAAAAAGAGTTGCGGCTCTAATGAAATTCAATGAGATTGCTCCAAAGGCAGTCGCAAAAGCGATTGAGGACGGTGTAGGTATTGCCGACGATGATTTTCAAGCGGCAATTCTTGAAGCAAGAATCAAAGGAAAAGAAGTTGCAGAAATGGAAAAAACAAACCCTCCAAAAATCGACCCAAAAGCCGAAACGCACGAACCTGAAAGCAGGGACGGCGAACCAAAGCCTAAAACCGAAGAGGAAAAAGCGAAAGCGTTAAAAGAAGCAAAAGAAAACGATTATAACGCTTTAATGGTGGCTATGGGTTTTGAAGTAGAAAAATAAAACTCTATCCCTAATAATAAACAATTATCTAAGTATCGACGGGCGTTTTGCCCGTCTTTTTGTTGCACAAATTTTTGAAATTTAAGGAGATACAAAAAATGACACATATTGACAATTCAAGAATATTCCACGAGGGCGTTTACACTGATGCAAGCGTTTTAGTTCCCGCAAATACAACTTATAAAGTTGGAACAGTTTTGGGAAGAAACAAAGCCGGCAAATTGACAGCCTTTTCGACTGACAACAATGTTGCGGCTTCAACAGGCGTTGAAGCGTTTACAACTTCTCCTCTTTATGTATTGGCTCAAACAATTACAAATGAATCAACTTCACAGGCTGAAACAATCGACCTTGTAAGAGTGTTTGATTCCGGGGCGGTTGATAAAGCGGGCTTGATTTTTGTTAAATCAGCCGATGCAAGCGACGTGAAAGTTCTTGACGAGATGAAAGTTAATAACTTCCGTTTACTTGGGGTTGAAGAATTGACTGAATCAACTCCACTTGCTTAATTAAGCAATCCTAAAAATCCAACCCAAAAAACGTATTACAAAACAAAAGAAAAGGAGATATAAAATGCCACAATTAGAAAATATTAAAAAGGTTATGGAAGTTGGTTTTGACAAAAGACAAAAACCGTCAATGTTGCTTTCAAACTTATTTAAAGCTAAACAATTAGACGGAATTAAGGTTGAAATTCAAGGTCGTAGCGTTAGAAATTTTTATTCAGTTGATGTAAAACTTGGCACGGGTGGTCGTTACAATTCCCTTGATGAATACGACAAAAAAGATTTCGTTGTTCCTGAATACAACGACATCGCAAATTTAAGCGAAGAGGACGTTTTCAAGGCTCAATTCGGCGAAAACGAATACGAACAAACTTCAAAAGTTATCAACTCAATCAATGACGGTCAAGAAATCTTTTCAGATAAACAACGTCGTGCCGAAGAAAAACAGGCTTCCGATGCGTTATTCTATGGGAAAGTTGCTCTTTGTGGTGGAAACAAAATTGAATATAACAAAAAAGAAACTCATAGTATTTCCGTTGCTGATAAAAAATGGAATACAGCGGACAGCGACCCAATAGAAGTAATAAAAAATGCGATTGCTCTTTGTTTGTCTGACGGTAATTTTTCTGCCGCTGAATGGAATTTATTTTTTGAAGAATCAGGTTTGGATGCTTTCTTAAGAAATAAAAACGTTAAAGCGAACTCAAATTGGAATGAGGGAATCAAAAGAACCGACATCAACATGCCGATTGAAGCAACTCCGGGGGGTATGTTCCACGGCAGAATTTCCGTTGGTTCTTATCTTGTTAATATTTGGAGTTATAACGAAAAATATGTTGTTCCGAAAGGTTACGGCTTTGCTCACGAGGGCGAAGAATTTGGTTACATTCCGAGCGGTTGTGCGTTGCTTGTTCCAATGAATCCAAACTTCAAAAGATACTATGGAGCAATCAATAATGTAAACGCCCCAACAACTCCGGGAATTGGTGGTAACAAGTTACAACTCGTTAAAAAACAACAACTTCCTTACGCTTATGATGTATTGGTTGACGGTTCAGCAACTACAAAATACGGCTTAAAATCCCGTCCGTTGTTAGTGCCGGTTGATGCAGATAGTTTTGCAACTATTCATAATATCGTTTAAGAGGTGTTGTGAATGGGCATTTTAGACGAATTGCTTGAAGTTCACAAAGAAACCGTTCTCATTGACGGGAACGGTTTCGCCGTGGACTGTGTATTAAAACCAACCTCAACACATTCAGGCTTTAATCTTCAAGGTTTTTCAACTTTTATCGGGCTTTCGTTCAATGAAAACGGAGTTGGTTTTTTTGGCGATTCGTTTGAATTGACAATCAATGTAAAATCTTTGAAAAAACTTACTGATTTAATCCCGACGAGGGCGTGGAGCGTTGGTGTCAAATTCCCACAAATGAACGGGGAATTGGTAAATTTTAAAATTGAAGATGTGGCGACCGATAGAACTTTGGGGACATATTTAATCAAATGTTCTGCTTCGGCAACTTCGGGAAGTGGAATGACCGTCAAAAGACAACCGTCGGGGGGTATGTAATGATTCCGGAAATAATAACTCCAATGAATTTCACGCTTGTTCGAGATTTTATTTGTAACAACTTGCGAGATATTAGAGAAAATCAAAAAGAACTTGCAAAAAAGGGAGGGGCGACCGACGAATGGATTAATGAAACAATTCATTTCACGATTTTTCCTAAAAGATTTCGATTCCCGAACGTCGAAGAAATGCCGTGTGTTTTTGTTTATTTTGACGAAGCAACTTACCCGACCGACGAACAAGATGTTTACGAAAACGAAGCAACGGCGAATCTTGTTGTTGAATATTACGCAACAGGCTTGAATGGGAATGACGAAAATCGGACTGCTGATTCAAACGCCGAGGATAGATTGAACTATTTGACGGCTCAACTTTACAAAATCTTATGTTCGGAAGCGACAAATATTTATGAAGCGACCAACAGGATTGTAAAACAATTCACGATTAAAAGTTGGAAACGGACGGCAACGCCGGAACTCGACAACACGGCGGCGACGGTTCTTGGTGCTAGGTTTGAATTTAATGTTGGTTTTGCCGAACCGACTCATTACGCTAACACGACCGAAATCAAAGAATTTTACACAAAAGCAAATATTCGGGAAGAATTTATTGACCCGTATGTTAGGCACATTGTAACAACAAAAGGAGAATAAAAAATGGCAATCACAAAAGGACTTGACGTTTCGGCTATTGCATCAGCAACAAGCGTAATTGTCAAACAAAAAAATCAACAAAATGCGGCGAACCTACGTCCCGAATTGATTGTTTGTTTGGGACAAGCCCAAACAGGAAAAACAACCAAAAACGGAGAGTTGGTTTTGGCTTCCGGCAACGCTGACGACATCGGAACAATTTATGGATTCGGTTCACCGTTGCATAGAATGGCGAAAAAGTTATTCCCAAAAGCCGGCAACGGTTCAAAGGTTGACACATACTTTATCGCCGTTCCCGAACCAAAAACTGCCGAAGCCGAAGTCAAAACATTAAAAATCACGGCGACAAACAAAATTCTAAAATCTTTCAACGGTTATTTTGTTTTAAACGATTTAACCTTTGAAGCGGCGGCAGATGTAGTCGGCAAAATTGCGACGGCATTTCACAACAACCCTGCCCAAGATGTTAGAAGTACAGATTTAAACGCTTTTGAAAAAACGGCGATTCCGTTCACTTTTGCAAAAGGAATGAGCGTTGAAGAATGTGCTTTGGCTTTGAAAGAAACTTTGGACGAATATTTAGAACTTCCGTTCACGGTTGAATTATTGAAGGAAAGTTCTGCAGTTGTCGGTTTAAAATTGACGGCAAAATGGAAAGGTTCTGATTCAATTTTTAATTTTGATATTGTTGACGAAGATTTCAACGCCGTTGATTCTTCTGTTTACGGCGTAACATTCGCAATCGCAAGAGCGACAGAGTCTGCGGGCGTTGGAGTTTATAGCGATGAGATTTTAGGCTTGTTAAATACTGAACTTGGTGTTACAAGGGTTGTTTCTCAATTCGCAACTTCAACAGTTCTTGATTCTTTACAAGAAAAATTTGAAGCGTGGAGAAACGACGGTTTGATTGCTCAATATGTAACTTGTTATTCAGCGATTCAAGCACCCGAGTCAAGCGACGTTGCGGGAACTTGGGACATTGTTTCATTGATTGAAGTTGGCACGGGTCGTCGTAACGATGCAATCAATGTTCAAATTGTCGGCGATGTTGGTAATCTACGCCCGTTAGAATATCAAGAAAGAAATCGTTTATTGAAAGCCGGCTTTTCAAATATTGTTCGAAAAACTGACGGCTCATATCGTTTAATGGATTTGGCTACATTCTATCACCCGGTAGGAAAAACAAACCCATTATTCAGATTCGACCGTGATTCAACAGTTGTTGGGAATATTTGTTACGACCTTATGTCAACATTCAGAGATTCTGACGAATGGAAATCGGTTATTCTTATGGCGACTGGCGACATTACAACAAACCCAGCCGTTCGCACGTTGGCTGAGATTAAAGCCGCCGTAAATACAAGAATTTCTTTATTGGGAAGAGCGGGTTTTATTGCAAACTATGTTGAAGCCCAAGAAGAAACCGAAGTTGAAATCGACCAAAGCAACCCTAACCGTGTAAATATAAATCCGAAATTCGATATTTCCGGCACGGGTAGAATCTTCGATATTGTAAACTTTATCGGTTTTAATTTCAAAGGCTAAAACGTACTAACGACGGCGTTTTTCATTTTTTATAGGAGGCTTTTAAGCCCTCTTTATTCGTAAATAGGTATAATGACAAGCCGACGGCAATTTTAAACGCCTTAAATCGGGTGTAGTGCTTTTGGTAAAATTTAACATTTTCCCAACGCACCGACTGCCGTGGCTCGTACAAAATAAAAAAGGAGAATAAATTATGGCGAAAGTCGGTGATGCCGTTTCCATTACAATAAACGGCATAAAATTCAAAATTCCAAAAGATACAGAGCCAAACATCATTGAAGGCGGCGACACAATCACAGATACTCAACCATTCGGGGACGGTACGGCAGATGCGTACGTTTCAAGAAATATTGCAAGAATAACAGGTTTAAAAATTAAAGTTGACGAAACGCTTGAAAAATCATTTAAGAGCGTTAAAGCGATGACCGACATTCCTTTTGTTCTTCAATGTGTTTCAAAATCTTATGAAGTTACGGGTTGTATGGTTGGTGAAACTGAAATTTCAGCAACCCGAGGAATTACAAACGAATTTGAGGTTCATTGTACAGACGGAAGCGGTATTAGAAAATCTTAGTCCGTTGGTTTTATTGCGGAATAAAAGAATGGACGAAGTGGCAAGGGTTGTTTCGACGACCCTTGTTTTTTAAAAACTAACAACCAATAGGAGGGAGAAAAATGGGACTTTTGACAAATTCAGTTTCTTTAATTGGATGTGTCGGGAAATATAAAGAATGTAAGGCGTTTGAAACGGGGGGTATGTTATGCACAATTAACATCGGCGTTAAGACGGGCGAAAAATGGAATAATCTTTTTATTGATTTTTTCAACACAAAAACAAGACCCTTAGCCGAGGAGGTTGGCGAATATGTAAAAGAGGGCGAATATTTACAAATTAAAGGTCGCCTTGTTGAAAACAAATTCACCCCAAAACATTTACAAGGTCAAGTTGACGAAAACGGAAATCCGTTGACAGTTTCACAAACAAAAATTGTCGGCTTTGATTTTAAGCGAGTTCGTTACAACGAAGAAAATGAGGAGTGGGAACTCAAAAATTAAAACGTGTAAATCGTTTTTGATTAAAGTATTACAAAAAATCTAATTAAACATAAGGAGAAAGAAAAATGAATAAATCAGAAATTCGAGTTTTAATGACCGAAGAACAGGCAAAAAATGTTTTAAACGATATTAAGAATAAAATTTGCGAAGTGGATTTGGACGAACTTTGTGGCGATAACAATATCGAGAACAACGACGAAAAGACATCGCAAATTTATAAAAAAGTTTTGCAAGCGATTCGTTGTGGGCTTGTTCAATGGGACGATGAAAAAAATTGTATGGTTCAACGCTTAATTCACCCTTTGCAATCGGGCGAAATTTCGGCGAATGAATTATATTACCAAAATAAAATCAAATTCGGCGATTCCAAAGATTTTAAAAACGACCAAAACGGCGAAGTTATGATTCAATCTTTGTCAAACATTACGGCTCGCCCAACTCAACTAATCGAGCAGTTAATGGGACAAGATTTATTGATTTCTATCGGTTGTATGGGTTTTTTCGACAGGTAAACAATTTTGTCGGTAGTTATTACGCCGATATTTTGCTCGCATGCGGTTGGGAAACTGTAACAGGCGTTTTGAATTTGTATGTTCCCGAGTTGGTAGAATTTGGGCGACGTTGTAAGAAAATAAACAAGGAAAATTTTCAATGGGCGTAACTAATTTTAGTATTTTTTCAAAATTTTTAGCGAAAGACGGGGTTTCCCCCGTCTTTTCTAAAATGTCGAAATCTTCAAAAAAATTCGACAATAACACAACAACGGCGTTCGCAAAAGCAAAAGCCGGAGCGACTGCCTTAACGGCTTCTTTAAAAGGCTTAGCGGTAGGACTTACCGCCATTGCAACTGCCGTTCCAGTGAAAGGCTTCGCCGATTGGCAAAAAGGAATAAACAACGTCTATGGTTTGATGAGCCAAAACGAAATCGAAATCTACGGAAATAAAATCAAAGAATTATCGAAAAACGCAATTCGAATGGGTATTTCGACAGAGGATGCCAACAAAGCATTATTCGACACAATTTCAGCGATGGGCGTTTCTCAAAAATCATTCGACACATACAACCAAGCGATTGTTTTGGCGAAAGGTGGTAACGCTGATTTGTCAACTTCAATAAGTGGCTTAACGGCTGTAATCAATGCTTGGGGTGCGGCGAATACCGATGCCAAAACGGCGGCTAACGCTATGTTCACGGCTCAAAAATTCGGCGTAACAACCGTTCAAGAATTGGCGGGGTCAGTTGGACAAATAGCCTCAACTGCGAGAGCGGCGGGCGTTTCTATGGAGGAAACATTGGCAACAATGGCGGCTCTTACGAAAGGTGGTATGTCAACGGCTGATGCAACAACGGCGTTGAGAGCAACATTGTCAGCGTTTATTAAACCGTCAAAAGAAGCAAAAGAAACTCTTGAAGAATATGGAATTGCGAGCGACCTTGTACAATTACGTCAACAAGGTTTAGCAACTACTTTGTCAAAATTGATAAAATTACAAAAAAGCCACCCGGCGGAAATTGCAAAAGCAATTCCAAACATCAGAGCATTAAACGGGGCTTTGGCGATGAACGAAGAACGTATGCAAGATGTTGACAAGATTTTAAAACAAGTTCAAATTGATATTAAATCGGGTACAGGTTTAAAAGAAGCGTTTAATCGTATGGCGACAGGTGATGCCGCAACAATGGCGAACACAATGGGGGCTTTAAATATTGCAATGATTCAACTTGGAGAGTTGATTTCGCCAATACTTATGCCACTTGTAAAAGGTTTTGGAGATTTGGTTTTTAATTTATCCGAAATGTTGCCAAAATTAGAACCCGTGGTTTCTTATATTGTAAATCTTAGAGATAATATGAAATCACTTGGGGAACATTTAAAGCCGTTGCTTGTGTTTTTGCCTGTTGTAACGGGGTTGTTGTCGGGGCTTGCCGTATATAAAGCCGCTCAATTCTTCGAGTTAATGAGATATCAAGCGACGTTGTTCGGTATGGCATTAAAATCAAACCTTATTCCTCAAATACTCGCTTCAATTCCGGCAATTTGGAGTCAAACGGTCGCATTATTGGCTAACCCTCTTGTTTGGATTCCGGCGGTGATTGTTGGCGTTATTACGGCTCTTGTTCTTCTTTGGAAAAATTGGGACACAGTAACGGCGACAATAAAAAAATGGTGTAGCGTTGCAAAAACTGCTTTTGCTGAATTTTGGGCAAAATGCAAAAGTGTTTTTGGTGCAATAGGAAATTTCATAAAAGAACATTTTATTGATATTTTACTTATGGCACTTGGTCCGGTCGGTCAAATAATAAATTTGATTCGGCGAATGCCCGAAGTTTTGAAAGCCTTACATATAAAAAGTGATATTTTCAAAATAAAAACGGGCGACGACAACAAAAACCCTCAAAAGAACCCGTCGGTCAAAGGTAGCAAAAAAGGTTCAATCGAAGTTAAAACAACGATTGACAACAAAACGGGCTACAAGGCGACAACATCAACATCGCTTCAAAGCCCAAGTAATTTAAAACTAAAACCGGCTCATTAAAAAAATAAGGAAATAAAATGTCTGTAATTGATTCTTTACAAGATATAACTTGGACTTCCCCAAAAGGGCAAGCGTTCACGCTTAAAACTCTTACGAGTGGTTATTCACAAAAGCACATCGGGGAGGTAAAAGAAAACCCGAGAACGTCTGTAACAAGTTCTTCGTCGGCTCGTTCGGGTTCGTCAACAAGTGGGAAGAAATCGAAAAAGAGTAAAACATCTTCATCACGTGGGAGTTCCCATTCGACCTCGGTTTCTACTTCACAAGCGACGAAACGTGTCGGCGATTCAAACGATACTTTTACGGATATGGGAATCGGTGGACGTGATGTTTCTTTGGATTGTTACTTTATCGGGAAAAATCATTACACGCAAGCCGAAGCGTTTCGAAAAGCCCTTTGTCAAGTTGGAAAATCAAAATTACAACTTGCTTATGGTAACGCTTTTACGGTCAATGTAATTAGTTTTGAAGTAAAAAACACGTTGACCGAAAAAGTTAATTCAACCATAATAACCGTAAATTGGCACGAAACATCGGCTTCAAAATATCCCGAAGCCAAAAAGAGCAAACAAAAAGAAGTAAAAAATCAAGTTGCCGACTTGAAAGAGAGTGTCGCAACTGCCGTTGAAAATACAACAAACGCCATTGAATCGCCAGCACGTTTGGCAACATTCAATTCAAAATTTCAAGGCGTTTTGAGTAAAGTTTCTTCGGCTCTCGACACGGCAAACAATGTAACATTAAATTCTATAATGTCCGACATTTTAGGACAAAATTTAATGTCTAATTCTTTCACAGTAACATCACAACTCGGGATTATTTTTTCAAAATCGGCTTCGATTGTTAGAAAACTTAAAACGGCAGGGACTTCTTATTCTTTGTTGGGTTTCTCGTCGTTTTTTAATGGTTTTCAAACTTTAATTGCCAGTTTGCAAACAACAAGTTTAAGCAATTCAATAAGCGAAACTCTTACGCCTGAACAAAGGGACGAATTGATTTTAAATGATTCAATCGCTTCGTCTGTTATTGCATCAGCCGCAGAGGGGTTGTTAGATTTCGATTTCAGTACAAGGGACGAAGCCGTTGAAGCCGTCAAAAATCTTGAAAATTTAAGCGACGATTGGTTTGATTTTGCCGACGAGATAAGTTCAAAAATAACGGACTTGAACGATGCCTATGTTCGAAGCGATGATGTCAAAGATATTGTTTCAAAGGTTTCAAATGATATTCTTGACCGCTTGTTTAAATTAAAAGTTGAACAAAAAATTATTTTGACTGAGGACACAACGCCACTTGAATTGGCTTACAAATACTATAACGAAGATTTTCGCAACGACCCCGACGGAACATTGGAATATTTAATTCAAACGAACAAACTTGTTGATGAGGAATTTTTCTTAATTCCACGAGGACGGGAAATAAAAATATATGTATAAAGTTTTTACAAAAACAGAAAAAGACACTTGGGACGATATTTCTCGCCAAGCGTACGGAACGCCCGAAAAAGGTGGCGATATTGCAAGGCTTAACAACAACATCGAATCCGGCGAAGTTTTGGTTCTTGAAGAATCTGAAACCGAAACGGACGATGTTCAAGTTGAGGGTGAAATCTATTTAAGGCACGGCGACGTTAATTATTCTGATTTCTCGGAGTGTACGCTTTTTGACGGTTTAGAATCAGTAAAAGGGGCTTTGTTTATCTTCAACCAAACGGGCGGGGATTATGATTTTTCTTTCACCGATTCCGTTACGGTTGTTGACGAGCAAGGCTTGTTTTTAAAAGGTCGAATTGCAAATATTCGTCCGTGTCTTTCAACTTCGGCTAATTGGATTCAAGTTGAAGTAAAATCCCACGCCGGAATTTTGCTCGAAACCGATATGCCGAACCCGTTTGAATTTTCAAACAGTTCTATTCGTGGAGTTTTAGAACAAATTGCGGGATATTATAACCAAAAAATTACTTTTTCAAACGAAGCCGAATTAAATGAAGTTTTCACAAACGAAATCGGGACATCGTTCACGGCTGAAAAGAACGAAAAAGTTTGGGATTTTATGAGAAGAATTTGTCGTTCTCGTGGGTTGCTAATAACCGACACGGGCGACGGGTTGTTTATCGGACGTTATAAACCAAACACGGAAGAAAAATTGAATTTGATTGACGGTGAGTGTTTGGGCGTGAAAGAAATTCGAGCCGAGTTCATAACGGACGGATTGGCTCGAAATTATGAAATAAATTCTCAATACCCGACAACCGACACGGCAACAATTCAAATTCCGTTCCCCGTTCCAATAACAAAGAGAATTGATTCGAACGATTGTAATTCGTTAGATTTGGCGAGTGTAGGGCGACGGTTTGCATGCTCGGAGATTGGAAGCCATTTTAAATTTTATGTTTTGTTAAGCGAAAACCTTTATATTAAATCGGGTGATTTTGCCGTTCTTCAAAACGAAAAAATCAAAATATTTGAAGAAACCGATTTGGTGGTTGAAACCGTGGAACGTCGCCACCCCGACGAAACACTTCTTGTCTTAACGCTTCCGTGTGCTTATACCTATGAAATACCCGAAACGCTTCCGTTGTGTGATTAAAATATACAGAGGTTCTATGTTTTCAAAAATTAAAATTTCAGAAATATTTCATAATTTACAACTGCGATTTTTCAATACAACATCAATGTCGGGACGGGCTTCGAAGCTCGTCCAATTCCACTCCGGGGGTGATGATTTTTGTCCAATTCCCGAATGTGAGGGTTTGGGCGATTGTATAGGAGGAAACCCCGCCGACGGTTTTGTTCTCGCTTGGCGTGATGATGTTACGAGAAAATCAAAGCCCGGAGAAAAAAGAATCTATGCTTTGAAAAAAGACGAGGAAACGGGCGAAGTTGTTGCAGTTGGCGAAGTTTATTTGCAAAATGACGGTTCGATTTTAATTTCATGTTCAAAAGATTTAAACATCGTTGTTCTTGGAAACACTAAAATTTCAGCCGACACGGTCGAACTCGAAGCAACAAATATTTCGAGTTCCGGGACGTGGGTTCATAACGGTAATTTTACTGCCGACCACATCGAATCAGGCGACGGTGCAAGTGGAACATTCGACAAAACACAAGCGAACAAAGGTATTGTTACGGGAGGTTCTTAAAAGCGTGAGCCGTGTGTGTAATAAAAACGGAAACGGTGAGATTTCGTTTTTATGTAACCGTACGATAGCGACGTAAAAATTTTGGTACAAAATTTAACAGGAGCAAAAAATGGATATTTTGTTAGAAGATAATGGCGACGGAGCAGAGGTTGTTTTACAAGGTGGCGACCTTAAAGGCGACGGCACTTTATACAACGCCGTTTATTTATCTTTGTTCAATGGTGAAAGTATCGCCAACGCTTTTGAAGATTACGAGAGCGACGACGAATTTGAAGAATCTTTGAATTTGCCAATAACGGCTCAAAATTTGAAAATCGTTCAAAACAAAGCGAATAATTGCTTAAAATGGTTGCTTGATGAGAATGTAGCCGAATCGGTGGATTGTTTCGCTTACGGTGGACTTGAAAACAAAATTGAACTCGACATTTCAATCACCGAGCCAACAGGCGACAACCAAGCATTCGGGATTGTTTGGAATAATCAAAAAGCAGTATTGAAAACGAAGTGAGGGTTAAAAAGTGGCTAACTTTACAACAAAAACTATAAAAGAAATTTTTGATTCTTTTATGGCGAAATACAATGTTTTAAGAAATAAATATGGCGACAATTCGCCTTTACTTAAAAAATCTTTTATAAAAACAATCGGTTATTCAATCGGGGGCGTTGCGGCGACAATTTGGCAGATGTCCGTTTGGGTTTTAAAACAAATATTCCCTCAAACTTGCGACCTTGAAGCCTTGCTTTTGTGGGGTGGGCTGATTGGAGTTAATTACAATTACGGACAATCAACAAACTTAACAATAAAATTAAATAACGTAACGGCTTCTCATTTAGTTTCGGGTACAGTTTATAAAGATTTAAACACGGGTTTAATTTATAAAACCGTTTCCCAAGTAAACGCCGAGAATGGTCAAATAATTACAACAGTTCAATGCACGACATCGGGCGAAATCGGGAATATCCCCGTCGGAACTGTTTTGAATATCGCTAACCCTCTCGACGGGATTCCGTCAACTGCAGAAGTTACCGAAATTAAAATTGAGGGAACGGCTGACGAAGAGGTTGAAGTTTATCGGAAACGTGTTCTTTACGGTTTTAAAAATAAAACTGAATCGGGAAGTCCGATTGATTATTATAATTGGGCGTTGGAGGTTCCGGGAATTGTTGATGCTTTTCCATACCTTTTAAAAGAGGGAATTATGACATTATTTCTTGTCGCCAACGGTTCGGGCAAAAATCGAACCCCGTCGGGCGAAGTTACTCCAAACCCGTTCCCCGAATGGGTGGAGGGAAATTTTAAAGAATTTGACGGTTCGGGGCAATTTTTACAAGTTGCACAATCAATCGAGGGGTCGGAAATTGGAGTTCATAATCGCCGACCAGCTATGGCTACCGTCGAATTAAAAACCCCGAATTATACGGCGTTCGATGTTGAAATAAGCGGTTTGACTGATATTTCATATAACGAAGCAATTAAAAATGCCATTGTAAATGTTTTGGACGGCAAAAAGCCGCACATCGTGGTTTTAAATTATCCCGTTTCAAAAGCAAAAATCAACCAACCCGAACTCTCGGCTTCGTGTTTGAGTATTCTCGACGGTGAAACATTCACGTCGTTTATTTTGAAAAACGATTCGGGGGTTGTAATCAACGAAGCAATTTTGGGGATTGGTTGTTTGGCTTATTTAAGAACTTTAAAAATCAATGATTCAGTATTTTACACAAGCGAGGGCGAATAATGAAATCTGTTGAAATTGCTTTTAAAAAATTGTTAGGAAAAGGGCGAGCGTTTAAAACCCCTCTCGGGTTTATGTCTGAATTTTTAGATCTGCTTGCTTCTCCATTCACTGAATTGAAAGATTATTTTCTAAAACTAAAATATACTCATTTTCCGACAATAAATGTTGATAAAAACGACATTGTAAACGGTGAGGAGTTATTCGGAATAAAAGAAATTGAGGGAATGACACTCGAAGAGCGTGCGGCAAATGTAGAATCTCAATGGAGTAGTTTTGCCGGTTGCCAAACTTTCAAACAAATTGAAACAATTTTAAGAAAAAAGGGTTATCCCGTAAAAATTATTGAAAATATTCCTCAAAATTACAACACATACGGGGCGAGGTTAATCGGCAACGGCTTTATTATTACCCAAGAGGGGAAAGACGACCCGATAAAAATATCAAATGGCAAACATACATTCATTGTTCAATCGGAATCGTTTTACAACGAAGCCGATTTTTTGAAAATTGTTGAAGCCGTGGCAAAAAATAAGCCCGGACACAATTCGGCTTATTTTATCCCAAGGTATTTAAGAAAAAAAGAAATCCACGGGAAAATGACAAAAAACGAAATGCAAGCACTTATGAAAAAGTGTTATTGCGATTGTAGAACGGTAAACGAACATTAAGGAGGACGAGATGCCGAACTATACAGAAACAATAAATTTAAGAAAAACAAATATGGCGACCGACGGCGACGATTTCTTTTTGTTTGATAAAGATTTGGACGAAAATTGGGACAAAATTGATGCTTCTATAAAAGCCATAATCAACAAGCAAAACGCAACGGGGATTCCTCCGTCAATTTGTACCGCTTTAAGGCAAGCAAAGAAAAACGGAAAGTATTATTTGAAGTGGAAAGACCCAAACGATACAATAATCAACGAACAAGTTCTTTGTTCGTGGGCTAAAACCGTAATTGTGGCGAAAGTTGGAAGTTTTCCCGAAAACGAAAGCGACGGCGAAATTGTTTGTACAAACACAACCCGAAACGCTTACAATTTAACGGCGTTTGAATACTCGCCCCAAAATACCGAAAACGAATACTATTTCAAGGCTTTTCCAATTTCTTTGAACGGGGTTGTTTGTTATGACTCTCAAAACGCTTTTGGAATGAAAATGTTTGAATTTTTAATCAATCCAAACGACTCGAATCCGTCAACCCGTGTAATTTACACAGGCGAAAACAAAGACTATAAGCCCGCAAAAATGAATTTTGCAACGGGTCAATTCGATTATGGCGATTGGGGTAAGGCTTTCTTTATGAGTTTGTTCAAACCTTGCATGCTGAACCCCGACGGAACTGTAAAACATTATTTGTGCGAAGATAACTATTCTTTACAAGTGGACGGAGTAACGCCCTCCGATGTAGCGAATACTTCACAAACCGCCAATGCTATGGTTGAAATTGGTCAAATTTGGATTAAAGAAGAAAACCTTGATAACGGTATGATGAAAATTAAAATCGGTTCAGAAGCGTTTGAGGGGGCGGACTGTCATACGCACCGCAAAAAAGACGGAAGTTATGCCGATTTTGTTTACCGTTCAATTTATGACGGTTGCAATATTTCAAATAAGATTCGTTCTTTATCAGGTCAAGCGATTTGTAAAAATGTTGCCGGAAATACCCAACTTGCTTACGCAAAAGCAAACGGGGCGGGTTGGAATGCCGACGAATATTCAATGCGTAGGTTGATAAATTACTTGTTAATTTTAATCGGTAAATCAACCGACGTTCAAGGTGTATTCGGAACGGGGCGTTATAGTGGAGGTTCAGATAATAACAACAACCAATTAAACACAGGAACGCTCGACACAAAAGGAATGTTTTACGGGGATAACTCCAACGGGGCGGTTAAAGTATTTCACATTGAAAACTGGTGGGGGAATATTTGGAAAATCACCAACGGCGTTATTCAAAAGAACGGTCAACTTCTTTATAAAATGTGTGAGGGAACTTGGGACGGTTCAACCGTTAAAGAATACAACAGCGACGGCACGGGTTATGTCAATTCGGGCGTAACTGTAACGGGGACAGTTTCTCAATGTTACATTAAAAAAATGACTCTTGTTTCGGGAATTGGGCTTGTTCCAAGTAACGAATCGGGTGGTTCTTCGTCAACATATTTCTGCGACGGTTGGTGGAGTAATTCGAGCGTTGTTGGCTTTGCCCGCTTTGGTAGCCATCCGTTTGACGGCTTGTTGGTTGGGGCGTTCGCTTTCACTGTGTACGACGCCGTTTCTTACTCGTTTTGGATCTCTGGGGTCGCCCTCTCTTACAAACAAACCTCTTAGGGGGACACGGGGGATTTTCCCCCGTGAAAGCGTTTGTCGAGAAGTTTGCACGAGTTTTAAAAAACTTAGGTTTAGACTTGTGGCTTTGCCCGCTTTGGTAGCAATCCGAATGACGGCTTGTTGGTTGGGGCGTTCGCTTTCAATGTGAACAACGCCGTTTCTAACTCGAATTGGAACTATGGGGTCGCCCTCTATTACTAATTTTTTATTCATTCTTACGAATACAAGTCTTTATCTACGCCCCTTGGCGAAAATTAGCCGACAAAGAGGTGCGGGCTAGTAAATTGTTGAACGTCTGCAAGGCTCAATTAGTAAGAGAAAACCTCTTTAATTATGAAAACATATAAAAACTTAATCTCAATCGCTTTGTCTGATGAAATTATGGACGAAGCATTAAAAAGTGCTTGTGAAAACAAACTTGACAGACCAACCGTTCAAAAAGTTATTAAAAATAAAGAGTTTTTAAAACAGAAATTAAGAGAAAAGATTTTGGCTTGTGCTTTGTCACCGTTAAGGCATTCGGCACATATTATAAACGACGGAATCAAAAGAAAAATAAGAACGATAATTCAACCGTTCTTCACTCCGTCAAAGCCCGAACAATGGATTCAACATATTGTCGTCAAAACCCTTACGCCGATTTTTACCCGTGGAATGTATGAGTTTTCTTGTGGTTCTGTTCCGGGGCGTGGCGTTCATTATGGAAAGAAACATCTTGAAAAATTTATTCGTAATCACTCAAAACAATGTAAATATGTTTTAAAACTTGATATTCGTCATTTTTACGAAAATCTTAATCCCGAATTTTTGAAAAGACGTTTCGCAAAAATTATTAAAGATGAGAAAATGCTCGCTTTAATAAGTTTTGTTCTCGATTCAAATGTTGGGGTTCTACCCGACGGACGTGTGGTTGGTGGCGGCGTTCCGATTGGGTTCTATACGAGCCAATGGTTCGCTAACTGGTTTTTACAACCGTTCGACCATTTTGTTAAAGAGGAACTTCGGGCGGCATTTTATATGCGTTATATGGACGACATTGTTATTTTCGGCAACAACAAGCGAAAATTACATCGAGATTTTATTCAAATTCAAAAATATTTAGCAACGCTCGGGCTTGAAGTGAAATCAAATTGGCAAGTTTTTCGTTTTGACTTTATCGGCAAAGACGGAAAACGCCGAGGACGTTTCGTTGATTTTATGGGGTTTAAATTTTACCACGACAGGACAACAATTCGCCGTTCAATTTATTTGAACGCTTGTCGGCTCGCCTTGACGTTGAGCAAGAAATTAAAAATTTCTCAACGAGAAGCGAGCAGTCTTTTGTCTTATTTGGGTTGGTTCAAACCGACAAAAACATTCCGAGCGTACCAAAAATATATTGTAACAAGAGTTTCGCCAAAATTCTTAAAAACTATTGTAAGCAAACACGCCAAGAGAGAAAACAGGAGGAAAAATGGAAGCACAATTCAAAACGGTTCAAAGCAACCAAAAACCGTCCGAAATCGACGTTAGTTCTTCGCCGTATGGGGTTTATTATAACCGAAACATTAAATCAATCGAAAAAACCGACCAATCGGGCGAAACCGTTATTGTTTGGGAATATGAACAAGCCTTTATGTCGCTTAACGAGTGGGAAGAATATCAAATGACCGTTCTTGCTAAAAAATTAAACGACGAGGACAATTCAGCCGAGTTCGAGGAGTTTTCTCAAAAAATGAGAACGGGCGTTCCGTACACAAACGGGAAATATTATAAACCGATTTGGCACAAACTCTATTCATCAATTATTGATGAGTTCGAACCAAAAATAAATCTTTACAACTTAGCCGGTGGCGATGTTTCGCAGTTCTTGGGTATAAGAACAAATATTTACGACATCACGGGCAAGGCGGCAAACGTAGTTCAAATGAACATCAAAGAAGTTATTGAACTATGGGTTATGCTCTATCAGAAAAAAGAAGAGTATTACAACGAATATAAAGCCGCAAGGGAAGCCAAAAGCGATATTTTGACAGACTAACACAATAAACAGGAGGAGAGAAAATGGCAAAAGGCAAAGTAACAAACATTAAAACCAAAATGAAGCCCGATTTCAACGGCTTTATTTCTAAAATCAGAATCGATGCAAAAAGCGACATTCCCGAAATTACTTTTCAAGAAAATAAGCGTAACGGCACGGGGTTAGTTGTTTTCAAAGGTCGAGAAAAGCCACTTGATTCATTCTTGAAGTCAATGCAAGATTTGAGCGAGGTATTTTGTGAAATTTGCGAACTTGAAGATAAAAGGGACGACGTCTTAATTACAACCGTTAATTTTTCAGAAAAAGGCGGCGTAATTATTTCGGGGCAAGTTCCACTTGACAACGGAGTTCCACAACCACTCTGCATAAATACTCCTCATATTATGATTGAAGCCGAAAAAGGTTACACAATCCCAACTTACGCAATCGAACAGTTGGACGAATTAAAGAATAAAGCGATTCTTTACGCCCAAGGCGAAACGGCTGAAAAACAAGGCGAATTGTTCGACAAAGCGGAGGTTTCTTAATGGAGTCAAGAGTTACAGAAATTCGGCAACAAGTCGAGCGTTCGGACGAAGCGTTGGTTGATTTGTTATTGTCCACGCCCGACCGTGAAGAACCACGTTTGAAAGTTGGTGTTGTTTGTCCGTTGTGCCAAAGTGAAACGATTCAAATTATCGAAACGTCCGAGGGTGATTCCGAGCGTGTGTTCTTTCAAATGCATTGTGTGGATTGTGGTTGTGATTTCGTCTTATTTGAAGATAACGTCGAAGCGTGTCGTCGTGGAATCGAAAACGCAAAGCGTGAAATTGAATACAATCAAAACAAAATCAAATATTTTAAAACAAAATTACAGGAGGATTAAAAATGGATATTAAAATCGCAGTTGGATTATTGGTGAAATATGTTGCTCCCATAGTAACAAAAATCATTAAATCGAAGATTTCAGTTCTTGCCCGAAATCTTTATGAAAAATTATACAACCGTTTTGTTGAAGCGACAAAAAGTTTTGAGCAAGCACTCGAAAAATGTTTTGACACAACCGACCCGAAGAAACTCAAAAAACGAATCCTTTGTTGTGAGTTGGGTTTGAAATTCTTTGAAAAAATTCACGCCGTATTAGACGACTTAATTCCCGAGTACAACGCCGCTTTATTAGAAGCAAAAGAAAAATATAACAGAATTACAGGGGAAGAAATCGGCGAGGGCGAAAATGCTTGAATGGTACAATAACAAAAAACTGCTCTCAATCTACTTTACGGAAATGCCAAAGCCGATTCCGTTGTTCCCGACTCCGGGAATGACTGACGAAGAGGTTGAGGAGTTAGAGAAAAAACCGTTTAAATGTTTGAACGAGTTTTATATAATCTTATTCGACCATAAAAAAAAGAAAAAATATGTTATAAAAGTTGAAAAAGGTTATAGGTGGGACGGGGCTTCAATTCCGAAACCTTTTTGGGATTTTATTGGCTCGTCAACTGATTCGGCGTTTTTAATTCCGTCTTTGGTTCACGACAAAATGTGCGAAAACAAAGGGGTTATTGATTACGACCGATATTTCTCAACAATCGTTCTTGAACGGTTACTTTATGTTTCAAAGGTTGCGGGTTGGCGACGTTACTTGATGAAACATTGTGTTGATAATTTCCAAAAGACGAGAAATTGGAAAAAAACCGAAAGAGGAGGGTAAATGTTAGAACTTTTTACAACTTACCCACTCTTAACAATTTTGATTATTGTTGTTGTGTTTTGGCTCGTTAAAAGTCATATTGTCGCTTCGCACGATGAAGTTACGGATTTAAAAGAAAACATTATTAAATCGTTGAAAGACGGGAAATGTTTTGTAACCCCGGACGAGTTGGGACAGGCGAAAACCGAAGTTAAAACAGATATTGAAAACAGATTCTTAACGCTTGCGGCATTCGCCGAGTTTAAAAGTGGAATTGACAACCAATTCAAAACCGTTTTTCACCGATTCGACGAGGGAACGGAGCAATTCAAAGAAGTTAATCGGGGGATAAACGACATCAAAAATTATTTACTAAAACAGAAAAGAGGGAATGAATGAAAATATTTTTAAACCCCGGACACGGTGGGACAGACCCCGGAGCGTGTTCAAAATCGGGAACGAAAGAATCAGTTGTTGCGACAAAGGTTACAGGAATTTTGGAAGCACGATTGAAGTTGAACGGCTACCCCGTCCAAGTTTACCAACAAAAGAAAACTTATTTTGAAATTTCAAAAGCAGAAAACAAGTCGGGGGCAACGTGTTTCATTTCTATCCATTGTAATTCCTCAACCAACCCAAACGCCCACGGGTGCGAGGTGTTGTATTGTACCGGCTCGGCAAAGGGAAAAGAATTGGCTACACTTACCCAAGCCGAACTCGTAAAAGCGACAAGGCTTTTTAATCGTGGAATTAAGCCAAGGAACGATTTACACGTTTTGAATCGAACCAAAGCCCCGGCAATTCTTGTTGAGTTGGCGTTTATATCGAACCCGACCGAAGAAAAACTTTTAATCGAAAAGCCCGAAATATTTGCGAACGCAATTTGGGAAGCGATTAAAAAGTTTAAAGATAAAAATTTGATTTAAAAATCTTAGGCTCTCTCTTCTTATGGTGAAGCCCGAGCAATGTTCGGGCTTTTTCTTTTGAGAGTGGAGGAGATTTGGGAGAAGTTTCAGCTATTCTGTTAGGCGATTCCGTTTCGACGGGGTCGCCTTTTTTATTGCCTTGATTGAGTTTGAAGAGTGTTGCTTATAGTTTTAGCCACGTTTGAGAGATTGAAGTTTGATTTTATAAAAAAGTTCGATATTGAAATGCCGTGTTCGAACTATATAAAAAATTAAAATCTAGGGGGACAGGATTAAAAATAAGGTGGGTTTTACATAAAAAATGATTACTTGTATATTAAAAACAATTTGAGGGGCGTTCTCGCTCGTCTGAATAAAAATTAAGAAAGCCGACTTCGATGTTCGAGGTCGGCTTTTTTGTTATTTGGTTATTCTGCTTCAAGAAACGAGAATGGGTATTGGGGCAAGTTCGGGCGACATCTTTTGGCGTAACGCTTAAAGGCTTCGTAAATTTCGGGAAGTTGTTCCATTATTTGTTGTTGTGGCTTCCATTCGGATTCAACAAAGTAAGTAAAAGATGTATATTCGTCCAACTCGTTACCATATCGAGCAATAAAAACAACGGAATCGTTTTCAAATTGAGGGTGGGCGTATAAATCAAAATAAGCGGCATGCAATAACCCCTCTTTTGTTTCAAATGAACTTTTAATATAATCGCCTAAGTATGTACATTTTGAACAATCGTGTTTATAAAAAGGAGCGTTTTCGTCGATATTGTTCACGGCTTTATATTGTCGGATTCTTTTTTGCAAAAGGTGTTCAAAGCGTTTTGCATTGTCGTAGTTAAGTTCCTTTCGATAAACATTATCCATAAAATCTTTTTGAATGAGTTCGACTAAACTCTCTTTCATTTCGTTTCCGATTTGTTTCGGGTCGTTTAGTTTTTGTGACCTAAACCATTCTAAGCAATAAGTTAAATATTCCTTTTCTTCTTCGGTAATAGCCATTGTAAATTGTTTCGTTCGAGTTGACCTTACGCCGTTGGAGAATGAACCAACCTTGCGACCTGCGTTTTTGCGATAGCCACCTTTGGGATATTCCCGTTTGTATTGCTCGGCAATCGCTTCGTCGGTTTTTGCAAAATCTTTTAAAACATCTCGGCGAGTATATTGTTTGAACTTCGCATGCGTACTGTCTAAAAATTCTTCAACAAATTTTAATTTTGTTTCAAAGTTCGTGTCGTCGTAATGTCGATGAAATTGAATAGCACGATGTTCTAAAACGGAATAACGATATTGGTTGTTTATTTGTTCTATTTCTATTTTCATACCCCGCCCCCTTTGATGATTTGCCGGTTCTTGTTTTGTTTTTTTGGAACTTTTATATCTGCATTATTACTCGGGTATTGATTTATTTCAATAATTTAATCAAAACAAATTTAAAACTTTTACATCTTTTTACATTGATTATTTTATAGAAATAAATCAAAAGCAATTTACACGTTTTATTTTTTTATTTTCGGCAACGAATTTTAAAAACGGTCGTCGTGGTTCGGTTCGGCATGCGAGTTCCGTCTGCAGTTGGGTTTGTATTGTGTTGCGAGTATTGAAAACCCTTGATGTGCGTGTGTTTCAGCCCCTCATAGGTACTGTGGGGAGGGTGAAATCCGACGGGGGTTGTTGTCCCGCCCGCCGAGTCTTTTTTAGTCCCCCAATTTTTCAAATTGGCGATTTTTTCGGCAATGCTTCTTCCTTTCCCTTTGATTCTGTTTGGGTTTGCTCTAATTATCTAAAAAATTCGGCAATAAATTATATTTTTGAAAATATTTTAAAAAACTTTTTCGAGCGCATTTACGTTGTTTTCGATAAGGGTGCTGCCGCAGGCACACAGCCCGCGGCAGCCTTCTTCCGAGTGAAGTCACAGCCCGAAATAATTGTCGAATCAGCGATAAGACTCCAGAATCTCAAGTCTGCACTTCAGCTCCTTCTGCAGAGACAAATAAATATACCTTCCGCTTCCGTCTGAGTAGTTTCCTTCCTGCTCCACCACAGCGTCGAACTCCTTCCTGAGACGGTCAATGACTTCATCTGCATTGTCTACCTGAAACGCAACGTGATGAATTCCTTCCCCGTATTTGTCCAGATGATCTCTCCATACAGAGGGCTCCTGGTTTGGCTCGATCAGTTCAAGCTGAACCCCGGGAGTCAGATCGAAAAAGGCAAGCTTCGCAGCTGCCTTGGGTGCGGGTTCCCCGAAGACCTTTGTCTGTATGACATCAACCTCTCCCACCCCATTTGTCGCAGGCTCTGTCACACCAAAGAGCAGAGCATATTTCTTCTTGGTTTCCTCAATGTCATTGACCACAAAGCCCACCTGCGAAAACCTTGCGTGATTCAGAATCTCCTTTAAGCTCAT